TCAGCTTGATCTCGGCTACGCGCATGGCTCGGCCTCCTTGGCTTTCTGCTGCGCGGGTTGAAAGTCGCCGCGCAGGGGCATAAGGAACTGCTCTCTGCATGGCCCTTCGGAGGTCGTCACACCGCGCTTGTCGGTGTACTGGCCATCGGTCAGCCGAACGAGCCAGATACGGTTCTCCTCGACGTTGTCTACCCAGCCGCCAGCCTCAAGGAAAATCACCCGGTCATTCCCAAGGTATTCAATCAGCTCCACCGTTCTGCCCAGCGTCTCGTATGCCGTGAGGGTGCCGACGATCAGCGCAAGGTCACCAGCCTTGAATTGATGCCTCATGCCGCTTCCTCCCCCAGCAGGTCAGCGAAGTGCACGCCCCGCGGCGTGAACTCCTCGACGATCCGGTCGGTGTACTGGCAGCCCTGTGCACGGTCGAACAACCGGGTGACCGGGAACCCATCCGGCCCGAACATGGCGCACGGCCCCATCAGGCGCAGCTTCACGTCGTAATCCAGGTGGATGAACGACTCAGCCCAGCCGGTGCGGAACTCCGCGCAGCCAGCGCGCATGATCGGCACTCCCAGGTGCAGCTTGCAGTAACGGCGCACGTCCTCGATGTCGCCCATCTCAGTGCTCTTGGCGATCCGCTCGTACATGGCGAACCACAGGGCGTTCTGGTCCAGGGTGCGGTCCTTGCCCGGGCGCATGCTGACCACGACGAACTTCTTGTCGCGGAACAGGCGGGTGAGCATGGTGACGGCCTCGGACAGCTTGGCCTGGCTGTTGACGCTGATCTTCTCGGTCATGGCCTGGCTCTCCCGATGGTGCAGTTGTAAGTGGTGTTGCCGATGTAGAAGCCGCCGACACGATCGCAGTCGTTCTTGATGCTCTCGTAGGCGCCAACCCATCCGCCGAGAGCGCACAGCGCGAAGACGAAAGCCAGCCACAGGGAATTCATCACACCCCCTCCCCGGCCGGCTGCCCGGCGCGCTTGATGTTCAACTTGGCCAGCAGGTGTGCACGGCAGGCGGCCGCGCTCGATGGGATCTGCTGGAGGTCCAGCAGGCGGGCCTGGCGTTGGCTTGCATACTCGTCGGCTAGCTCGATCAGGCTCTTCTGGCTGTCGTGGCCGATGCCGGTGGCGATATCGCCAAGGGGCTCGCCGGAGACCAGCATGCGGATGGTGATGTCGTAGGCCCGGGCGAACACCTTCTCGGCGCGTTCTGGCTCCATATGGCCCAGGTTGTGCGCCTCGCACTGCAGGGCCGCGTGGCGCACCGCTGCGTGCGACCAGGTGCGGGAACCTGCCCTGCTGGGGTGGAAGTTCTCCAGCGCCTCTGCCAGGGCCCGCGCAAGAGACGGAATGCCCATCTCTTCCGGGGTCGGCTGGCACAGCTTGATGAACTTGCCGCTGCTCGGGGCGAAGTCGGTACCCAGCACCCGGCACTTCTGGATGCCGAAGCGGATCTGCTCGAGCGTGTTGATGCCCGCGGCTACGAAGGACTTGATCCAGCTGCGCTTGGCAGCCTTCAGCGCTTCGTCGTCCGGCCAGGCCTGCTTCCACGCCGGGAAGATGGCCTGCAGCTCCTTGAACAGGGCGTTGACCACTTCGGTGGTGCCCGGGTCGAGTTGCTTGGCCGGGGCGTGCACCTCGGCAGGCAGATTGCCGGACTTGGCCATGATCTGCGTCACGCTGCGCAGTTTCGGTTGTGCGCTCATAAGCCCCCCAGGTCATCAGCCCAGCTGGTGTCGTTGAAGTCGGGGCCGCTGGCCGGGCGGCGGGATGCGAACGGGGCTGCACCTGCCGGTTGAGGCAGTTCGTCTTCCCAGCGCCTGCCGTTCAGCCAGGTGGATGCGTGCGGGATGAACTGGCCGCCGTCCTTGGTCCAGTCAGTAGAAACAGTCCAGGCAGCCAGGGCTTTGGCCATCAGGTTGAACAGGTCGGCGGTGACCTTGAGCTTCGCCCATGACTTCTCAGCCGCGGACTTGCCGACTTTTCGTGGGTACAGCACCCAGAACCGATCGAAAGCGACCAAGTCTGGAGCGTCAGCGACCTTAAGCTTTACCGGTTCCTTGACTGGTTCAGAAGAGTGACTGGTTCTGGGGGCAGCTCCTGCCCCACCCCCTGGGTTATCTCCTGCCCCAGGTGGGTTATCTCCTGCCCCACCCCCTAGGGCAGGAGCTGCCCCACCCTCAAGTGCCAGGTGGAACACGTTCGACTGGTTCAGCTCTCCCTTGCGGCGAAACTCACGGCGCAGAAGGCCTGACTTTTCCAGTTCACGGATGTGCACCTTGACCGTCGAGCGTCCAATCTCGCACTGATCAGCGATGTGCTGATACGACGGCCAGCACTCGCCCATGTCGTTGGCGTTGTCAGCCAGCTTGATGAGCACGAGCTTGCGCAGCGGATTGCCGACCTTGGTCTTCATGGCCTTGACCATCAGTTCCATGCTCATGGTGAAATCCCCGACTGCACGACAAATCCGGCGACGATGATCCAGCCGCACAGAGCAAGAGCCCGAAACACATCAAGGGCGCGCTCAGCCTTCTGGGCACGCCTCAAATACGCCATTTTTTCCTCGATCACCCGGTCGAAGAGCTCTTCGATCTGATCGTACTGGTCGGGAGTCATGCCCCACCTCCAGATACGACCAGGCTGGCCAGGTCTGCGAACCGGTCGACGTACCAGTGAGGCTGCGTTTCTCGAGGGCACTGGGGACTGGTGAGGTTCTTGCCGTAGCGCAGCCCCTTATCGGTGATCGACCAGAAGTCGACCATTTCCTGCTTGGAGTTTTTGCGCTGCAAGACCTTGAGCACCCCGGCCTGCTGCAGGGCCTTGTTGAATGAGGCTGGCGACATGCGGATGCCGTTGTCCTTGAGCAAGGCGGTCAGCGCTTTGGTTGGCAAAGAGCTTCCGCCAGCCGCGTCAGCAGGCGCATCCACCGCATAGCTTGGCAGGAACTTCGGGTCGAGGCCGTTGCTCTCGGCGATCTTGGCGAGCATCTGCACTTGACAGGACGCAGCGGGCTTCAGTAGGCGTGTGAAGCACTCCATGATGGCGATTTCGCCTATGACCTTGGTACCGTTGGCCATTACCGCCTGGCGCGCCTCGGACTGGCCTTCTAGCTCACGCCAGCGGCGAACCACGGCATATCGCATCCGTGCGCTGTAGCCGGTCATTAGCGTATCTGTCAGATCTCGATCAAGGTGAAAAGCAGTCGTGTATCCGCGCCCGTCCTTGTCCTCTGTGAGATGGCCCAAAATTGGACCATCCTTTTCGAGGTCTGCGATCATCTCCCGGATGTCACGAATCACATGCTTGTGCGCTTTTCGCGTGATGCTCGCGATTTCCTTCGATGACATCGTGCGCGCCACGAAATCGTGGTTTGCATTTTGTGGCGCGAGGGCCACGGTATTGATTTGGCTACCAAGGTGCATATATGATTGCCTCGCACATGTGTTACGAATGCAGTACAAGAAGCCGGTCTAGCCACCGGCTTTTTTGCGTCTGCGGTTTGGGTGTTGGTGTTTTCAACGGCAGTTCCTCATGAGTCCCTCAGGGGCTTATTAGCCCTTGCGAAACGACCGAACATTGCTTCGGCCAGGCTCTGTTCTCGTCATCCGGTTGAGAGCCTCATTGATGATTTGTGCCGCCAGTTGCTCAGGGGTTAAGCCCTTCTGCCTGGCGAGATACGCCAGATCCGAATTGCCCTTCCCGTCGAGCTGGATCTCCAGCTCTTTGCTTTCTGGCACAGGGCCTCCTCGGCCACTTCAGGCCACGTCAGTCTTCGCGTTAAGCTCTTGCATCATCTGGTCGAGACCGCGCTCCAGAATTTCCCTGGCGAGCACTGCCTTCTGCGTGCGCTTGAAGCGAGCCATCGCCGACAGCAGATCGTCGGCAGCCTCATCCAAGCGAACCTTGGTGGGCTTGTTGTGCAGGTGGTCGGGGTCGAAGTACGACACGGTGGGTTCCTTTGTGGTTGAAAGTGGTTAAGCGGCGGAAAGCGCGTGGGTCGGGTTGCTGTCGATCTGGCTCCATGGGAACGAAGGACACAGATCGGCACGATTCACAGCGCCATTCGTAAGCGCCTCAATCTGTAGTGCGCGCTTGGCTGGGACCGTGCGCTCTCCTGAACACCATTGGTTGACGGTGGGTGCCGCAACATTCAGCCGGCGCGCCAATTCCGCCTGGCTGCCCAGCACGCGGGATGCTTCTTTGGCTGCTTCTGCTGATTTCATGAGTTCTCTCCTGGAGATTTACCGATGAATATAAGGCATTACCTTATTTCGTACAAGCCATTGCCTAACCACGCTGGCGATAGGCCTAATTAGGCAATGCTTACCGGACCAGAATTAGGCGCAGCCATTGATGCTGCGCGGATCGCCAAGGGCGTATCTAAGAAACAGCTCGCAGACGACTTCCAGGTGAAGCCTCCGTCGGTACAGGGCTGGGTGAAAAACGGCCGGATCGACAAGTCCAAGCTGATGGACGTGATCGCTTACTTTTCTGACGTGGTTGGCCCTGAACACTGGGGGCTTCGCCCTGGCTTCTCCTACGAGAGCATTCAGGACGTCACTTCGGAACCTGTCGCAGAGCCGGCGCCAACCTCAGCTGCCGACATGGTTCGCGCCATGCTCGCCAAGCAAGGCAAGAACTTGTCGGATTCGGCGCGCGCGCAGTTGATTGCAGCCGCCGAAGCGACCGATGAGGGAAATGTGATTACCGTAGATTTCACCCGGCCTGGCCTGGTCGGGGACGAAGTCCGGATCGCTCACTACGATATCCGCGCTGCAATGGGTGGCGGCCAACTCCCCCACGACTACCCGGAAATGCTCAAGGACATTCGCGTCAGCCCCAGTCACCTGAGGGAAATCGGCGTTGAGTTCGATGAGTACTACCACCTGAAATTGGTCACAGGCTGGGGCCAGTCGATGGAGCCAACAATCAAGCACCGAGACCCGCTGATCGTGAACATCAACGTTCGCGACTTCGTGGGCGATGGTGTGTACCTCTTTGTCTGGGATGACCTGCTCTACATCAAGCGCCTGCAGGTGGCTGATGAGGAGCACTACGAGATGATTTCGGACAACCCGCGACATAAGGATCGGCTGATCCGCCGGGATATGACCTACATCCAGGCCCGGGTGCTGCTGGTTTGGAATGCGCACCTGGTATGACGCTCCGCACAACCTCGCATCAGTACTTTCGCTTAACATCGGGATTTAGCTAAATGGACGTCAAGCAAACTGGAGGGGTTTTCTCCGAGGATGTTGTCAATCAGACCTTGAGCCTAACCACCCAGCAGATCGTGGATTATGCTCATGCTGTCAAATGCGATAGGCCATGTGCTGCGTGTGGAGCTCAAGACTGGCACGTCCCCCATTTTAATCATTCACCCGTCATCTTACGCGCTCCGAATGTGCGCGATAACTCAATGGCAGAATGGCATTTCCAGATGGTATGTCAGGTTTGCGGCTGTAATCGTTTGATTAGTGCTAGCTACGTTTGGACTCATTTCTTTGCCGAAGAGGCTGACAAAAATTGAGCGGAAATCTTTTCCAGTTCCCTGCTGTCCAGTCCGGTGACAGAGGTGCAAATGGAGGCCATACTGGCGGCAACGGAGGAGGATCAGACTTGGAAGCTCGCGTTGCAAGACTCGAAACCCATGTCGAATACATCCGGCGCGATCTGGATGTAATGACTGCGGACCTGAAAGAGGTCCATAGCGATTTGACATCGATCAAGCGTCGTATGGCCTATCTCGGCGGCGCAGGCTTTGTAGTGGCCGGAATATTTGCATGGATCATCAACAACCGATTCGATGAGGTTGTAAAAATCCTGACCAAGGTTTCCGGGTAGCATCCCGGAGAGCCCGCCTCGGCGGGCTTTTTCATGCCCGTCAGAAAGGCGCCTCCTCCTCCACCTTCTCCTCTTCCCAATCCTTATCCACGGCAAGATCGTCTCGATCTTCGGCGCTCTGCTCCTCCCACCGAACCGTCACGCTCTCGTCGTCGTTGAACGTCAGGTCCAGCTCCGGCGTTTCAGCCAGCAGCCCCATCACCTCCTCCCACTCCATGTCTCCATCCGTGTCCAGGCGATGAATTGTCACCCAGCGCTGCGACTGCGCGATCGGGTGGTTGATCATCGACGACACCCTCAGACCCAGCCGTTCAAGGGCCGTCATCTCTTGGCGCGCTTGTGGGGTCGACTTCTTCTGCTTGGCCATACCTTCCTCCATTAACTGTACATCCATCCAGTATTAGGCAGAGCTTACCCGAGCCATCGAACGATGCAAGCCCGGAGAGCGGATTAGGCACTCATGAAAAAAGTTAGGCATTACCTATTTACAAGAATTAGGCATTGGCTTATCGTTCAATCCATCGAGGCGCTACACAGCCCCTCGGGAGGCCCTCAAGCCTCACCGCTCTTTACACAACCTGACGTGAACCCCTCGACGTACCGGCAGCCGCCGGTGGCAACCAAGCTAAACCGTCGACCATGCAGCCTCTGGATAGCTGCCGTGCTTCCACA